GCCCTTGCCCTATGTCCTTAAAATCGCCATCAAGTGGTGAAATGAACACAGATCCATCACCCATGGGGACGACAACAAAACCAGGTTGCTGCCCATGCTCACCGAGCGGCCCGCACTTAGCGCAGTCTATGTATCCGCACATTTCAAGCGATACCTGCTGTGCGAGGCGCGCCGGGATTATGTCGCCGACATTTACGTCCGGCAGTTCGCGGTTAGTGCCGTGCAGACTATTCGCGATCGTGATCACTTCGTTGCTCTTGCAGCACTGAAATCGCACGGACCGATCCAATCTCGATTAAGCCGCACAAAAGGTCCTTGAGTTTTAATCGCTCGCCGCTCTCGAATGCCGCTTCGGCTTGAATCAAGCTGATCCAGTGGCGTGCTTCTGGTGTCAAATCATGCAGACTAATGTTTGGCATTTGGTTTCGAACTTACTGTAACGCGTTACGAAAAAGATGGATAAGCGTTTTTGGTTTGCAATAAAAACCCCCTCCGCGCGTGGTAGTGGGTTTTTATTGCCGCGCCCTGGGCCAGCCTCGCCTGTGTCATCGCCACCGCGCGCGAAATCGAACGTGTCCATATCTGAGCAGTTAATAGCCATTCTGTTCATCCTTGCTTTGCGCTCCTGCGCTCCTGGTTGCTCCTGTTTGCAATCTTTGCAGCTTCAGCTCGCCTAAACTCTCCATCCATAACGATGCATTCAGAGTTTTTGTCCATCATTTCTTGCGCACCACGGCAAACCTCTTTCATCGAACGAATGGTAGTGCTTTCGTTAGCCAAAACCCATGTGGCAAGCTCTGACTCATGTGCCTTTATCCGCGCGATAAGATTCGGCGTGAACTGTTGAGCCCTACCCTTAATCTCAAGCCGGTTATGACAGTCCACGCTTAGATAGAAGCCCTTTTTTTCAAGCCACTTTACAATTTCGGCAACGTTCATTGATTCACTCATGATTGCTCCTAAGAATCTAATCCCGGCCACCTTTCACGACCTGGCCGCTGATCCGGATCGCCCGGCAGTGGTCGAAAGTGCTCGCACCGTCGCGGCACCTCATTCGCCGGTGTGAATCCGAAATGGTTGCAGATCATGGCTGTTTCGAATTTCTGCTTAGGGTGTGCGTCCAGCAATGGAAAGTTTCCGGCCTTCGGTGCTTTTGGCGTGACGTCTATCGATTTCTGGATTAGCCGGCGACATTCGCAACAATGACGTCTGTCGTCATCGTCCGGCTCGTCATACCGAATAAGCGGTTCGAGAGTATCGTCCGACCCGCACCCGAGAAGGTCGACCGCCTCGGTCAGTGTTGCGCCGCCGACGATGTCCACCTCGACACCGTTGTGAAGAAAGCGCCAATATTTGATCGCTGCATTTTTTTCGGCTGCATGGCGATCCAGGTCGTAGACGGTCGCAGATTGAAGCTCGTCGATGATTTCGGTTTTGTGGTTGCGTAAGTATTGGCGCTGCTCATCGTTTAGCTGCTTGTCAGATTTAACGCGCAGCTCGCCGTGATCCACCGAAACTAAAACGCCTCTTTCCGCCATCTTTTGAATGATCGATTTCATCAAAAAACCTCCTCAAAACACCCACGTTCCCCAGTGTCCTCGTTTTTAACCGATACACCGGTACAAGCCGCGTCATCCGTGGCCTGCGGCGTTTTTTCAACTGGTACATAATTTTTTTCCGTACCGGTTTGAAAACCGCTGGAAGCCATGCCAGCCGTGGGATGTACCGGTGTACCGGGTTGAAAACCCCCTACGGGAGGAAGATAACGATTAAAGGCATCTTCAAACACCGATCGTTCGTAACCGTTCTTTTTCTCGCGACCGATTCGTAACTGCTTTGGTTTTATCTTGTACGGCTTCAATAAACGCGCCAGACTGTTTTGCGTCATCGGTCGCCCACGCTTCCATTCGCCCCAAGGAGATTCCTCAATGCCGACGAGCGCTTCCACAAGCTCGCCAGAAAAGACCCTTATGAGCCGCTTCTCATCAAAAATGGTTCTGATATCGTGCAAGATCATCGGCCCGATGCTGTCGTCGTCACCGTCCATACCTACCAGCGCTTTAAATGCTTTCCTTACACGTTCCGGCCATTCGCCTCCGGCAACGTTTGCAATAGCGAACAACGGCATCCAGTTATCAATTTCTCGATCGTTTACACAGTGTGGCAGGTCCGGTTCCTCATCTTTTAACACCATGGCGTGATCTTCTGCCCATCGCTCGGCTCTTCGACGTATCGGCTCGCATAGGTCGTCAAGGTCATGGCCCAGCCGTGCGACTTTTTCGCCAGGTAGCTTTCTGCGTAGTTGGATGATCACGGATCGGTCCACGATCGTATCGGCTGGCAACTTGATCATTCCAATTACCATCGGACACCAGGTTGAAAACACCTCCGGGTCGTTGTTATCACCGGTGCATCGAATAACGTATGCGCTCCGCTTCCTGTGGCCGCTGTTAATGACGCCGCGCAGCTCATCGTTATCCTTCAGAAACGTATCAGCTTCGTCGATCATAAGCGACGGCCTATATTTTCCGATTGTGCGAAACAATGCCGCTGCGGTGATGTTCGATGTCGGCATGGCGCATCTCGACACGGCCGCGCAAACCTCTATGTTCCGGGTTTTGCCGCAGCGCTTTTCGGGTGATGTGATAAGCAGCTTTGGCCAGACTTGGAAATTATCAAAAACGTATGTTCCAGCCGTCCACAAGGAAAGTGCTGTATCGGCATGATCCGGCAGTATCAGATAACGATTGAACACCTTACGGATCGAGTTCAGCAGATCAGCTCCATTTACCGCCTCGTCCCATGGTTCAGGCGGATCTATTTGCAAGCCATTATTCGCGCCGCCGCTATCGTCGCCTCGCTCCTTTTTTACGGCATCATCCAGGTCCAAGGCCCGAATGTTAAACTTCTTCGCCAGCGGTTTGCGCCGCTGAGCGTATTCCAGCGGCGGCAAATTCGCCAAGACTTTAACGATTCTCCCGAGATCCTTTACTTCGGTGAATGTCGGCTTTGTCCATTTCTTCTTTACCCGACATGCCGCGCCGTCGGCATTGTCACCAAATCCGCCGCCTGTTAATGGCTCCGGTATGTGCAGCCCGTCCGCGAACCGCTCCGATGCGGGTGTAACTTTTTCAATCACCAGAAAATCCCCCTTGTACAGCCATAATACGAATCTCGAACGATGATGTATTCAGCACCCGAATCGCGTAAGCATTTAACAAGTTCCGATATCACGCCATCCATGCCGCGACTCGGCCAGTGTTGAACGCTGCAAATCAAGCCACGAACATTCCATTTGAGCCGTGACGGCGGCTCGCCATTTGGCAAGATTAAGGCGAATGAGTCATTGCGCTCGTTGATGGCTTTCGCGGCTTTCCATGGATCGGGCATCACCTGCCACGGATAATTCGGCTGTCCATGGACGAGTATCTTTACGATAAATGGCGGGGGCCCACTTAGGATACGTTCTGCGAATCGTTTGCCAAACGGTGGGAGTTTTTTTCGGCGTGGAGTGGTGAATCCACCCGACTTTGTGTATAATTTGATTTGCATGATTGGCTCCTTATTTAGGACAAATGACGCTTCACAGCGTGAAAAGAACCCTACTCGGCACCGCGGCTGAGTAGGGTTCTTTTGTTACTTCAGGTTTTTTCCAGACCTTTTCCCTCTATTGTTTTTCGCAACAAAATTTCATAGTCAATCTGCTGAGCCTCAGCGACCAAAACCTCGTTCAATTCACCCAAGCCGCAAACCGTAAAACCGAGATCTGTCATGATGTCTTCGGGAATCTCCTTTATTTCGCAATAAGCGATTAGTGCTCCGATCACAGTATGCGCAGACGTTGTTGCAATTAAAGCATCAGCGACCGCATCACCTAAGTGTTTTAATCGCTCATCATCAATAGGCGTTCTAAAATATTCGAGCGTTTTGTCGTATGCTCGACCAGCATGCAGCTCGCCGATCATTAGTAAATTTCTGAATCCGGTCATGCCGGCACGAAACTCGTTCAATTTACTTTCGTCATTCATGGCAGCCTCCTTCGATCTGATCCGAAACGGACTCGATTTCGCCGGCGATATCAAACAGACGCGCCGATGATTCAGAATCAAATCTGCATAGCGATGCCTGCGAGCACAGTGCCGCCTGGATGACTTCGAGGTTGGATTGAATTTGCGCTAGGCGCGTGGGTTGTTGTGTGCGCGCCGGATGGCGCGATAGGGATTGGTTATTCATGATGGACTCCTCTGATTGAGATAGAGAGCTGCCACCATTGAGACTAAGCAAGAGGGTGGCAGGCTGCACAGAGTTAGTCTTACCGCTCAGAGAGGCGGCGCTCCGAAGAGCCTCCATACAGCCTGCCAAAAACTGGATTTTGGGCGTAAAAAAAGCGCTTCGAGTGAGCGCTTGTGCGCTCTGATTCGGAAGACTAATTCCGGCCGTTGATTTTGCAACGGCAAAAACAGCATACGCCGAATTATCGGCCGCCGTCAAGCATTGATCGCAAAAAATTTTCACCGGGCGGTTCATGCTGCAGAGTCGCCGGTATGTTGCCGCATCCTGCGAATTTTAAATTCGATAAGGTTTTTGACGCGGTAACGGACCAGTCTGCCCGCCTTGATATAAGGTAAATTATAACGGCCGGTCGAGCGCCAGATGGCTAAAGTGCGTGCCGATGGCCCCAGGATTTTGGAAGCGCCATCCTGGTCAACTTCGGCCGGCAGATTGTCCACAGGCACGCCGAGTGAGTTGGCGGCCTCTGCCAACAGCTCCGTGAACAACTGATTGTTTTCGGAATGCATATATACTCCAGCGAATGTAAGTGTCGTAAAACATATTAAGTGTCGCCGAGTATGTTCCGCAACTAAAAGAGAGAATCCACGACAGTTAACCAGCGAAATATGCCGAATAACTGTCCGACACTTAAATAGCGGGAAATGCGATTTAAGTGTCCGACGCTAAAATGGTGAAAAAGGCGGTTTAAGTGTCGTTTTTAAGATTAGTGCTCGGGTTGCGGAAGAATGATTCTTCGCCAACCAGTATATCGCAGTAGTCTTTGCAGATTCTTTGAACGCTCCGTTCATCAAGAATTTCTTTAAACCCTCCCAGGTAAAACAGATCGGCGATGACCGCCGGGAACAGGCGCTTTTTGTTCGGATCGCGATTGAATAAGTAAATGTGACGTTTAGCTAGGTCCATCACGAAAATCCGCTCCTTGAATTTATCGCTAGCCCGGTTTATTGGGAACAAATTTTTTTGGTAGATGTGCTGCAATTTGCGCAAAGTCTGGTTGAGCGAATCTTCCGTTTTTTCTGGTAGAGAAGTATCAAGGCCATGGAAGTTGCGGAATACATTGTAGTCATTCAGCGTTTGCATATTCGCTAGTGCCGACTCTAAACTTTCGGCGCAATTTTGAACAGCTTTTTTATATTCCGCTGGCGTGTGTATTATTTCTCGGTAGTGATATCTGCTCAAACAAACAGAAACCGCTGCCATCCATCGACCACTTAACTGCATTGCTCGGCACGCGGCATCTAAATGTATTTTGGCGGAAAATAATCTATCATCGATATTGTGGAGTTGCCCGCCAAAATTGTCGTTGTGCACGGACCGACGTAATACCCAATCGATCTTGCTTTCGAGATATCTTTCAACATCAGTTTCCGTCTCGTGCTGTTTGAATAGCCGCTTAGATGCCCGCTCATACACTGCGCTATTTTCTTCAGCAAGCCATTTATACGCCCGCAATTGCGAGATTTCATAGAAGTCATTCTTCTTTTTTTCTTGCAAACCATAAATCGTCGAACGGACCGCGGATTCGAGATTGCTCATTTCCAAGTTCGGCCTAATCGAGCGATCCTTGCCACAGGCTTCAATCAGATCATCAAAATCTTGTTTTGTTGGAAACACAACGCACCTTCAAACGCTGAGCCTTCAAGAAGGGAACCAAGCCAAGGCGGTGAAGGTAACCGCCTTTTCGGTCCGTCGACCTAGGCTTGGTAAACTGGATTATAGCTGCTTTTCGATATTGGTTACTGTCGCCGTTTTCTTCACGCCGGCGGCTTTCAATATGAAATCGGTAATTTGCTGCATTGGTTTTCTCAGCCGCTCAACATCAGAGATGATATATCCGGCTGTCACGTCGCCTGTCATTTTGTGGTTGAGTAATCGCTTTAGTGCATAGGCAGGAATATCTAAAGATTCAGCTATGGTGCAGAACGTCCTGCGCAGATCGTGCAAGATAAACGAAATACCGGATTGTTCTATGACGTTTTGAATCTGTGATCTCACATCGATAATGTGCCCGGCCGTCCCGGAACCCGGAAAGACAAAATCATTTATTGCTGACGGTTCGCGCCTGGCGATCATGTCATAGAGGTAATCAGTCAGCGGCAGAATATGTGGGACCCTGTTTTTTGTATCGCGGATAGTAAAAGTGCGGTTCGTTAAGTCTACGTCGCACCATTCCAGCTTGGCCGCTTCCGATCGCCGTAAGCCGGTAAACAGTATCAATCTGAAGTAGTCGCGCGCATTATGATTATCAAGACTCATCACCGCTTCAAGCCATACCTTTAAATCATGCGGCTTGATGTATGTTTGTCGTCGCTCGACGCGATACCAAGCCCTCGTGTGACTGATCCGCGTTACCGGGTTGTCGGGAAATAGCGGGTTTCCGTCCTCATCTTCGTATTCGCCGGCCGCAAAATTGAACAGAGCACGAAGCACCCTCATGGTGTTGTTTGCCCGTGCCGGCGATCGTTTACCGATATCGGTGTGACGCTTTGCAACCATGTCGCGTGTGATCTCGGACAACGGCCTGCCGCCCCAGTCAGGCAGTGAGTGTCGCATGATCTGCTTGTAGTCGTGGACTGTGCCAGGCTTCAGTGACTTTCGCGCTTTAAGATAGTCTTGAAACACTTCCGCCAGTGTCACGCCTCGCACCTTGGCGGCCTTTTTCTCTCTGATAGGGTCGGCGCCTGCTGCCATCTTCGATATTGCATCAAGCGCCATGCGCCGCGCCTGTTCGATCGTCAGGTACGGATATTTTCCAAGCGTCACACGAACTGGCTTTCCGCCGGCAATCCGGCGAAACACGCAGAATGTTTTTGTTCCTGTCGCCGACACACGAATTTGCAAGCTGTCTACTTTGGTGTCCCGGTAGGTCGTTCGGTCCTTCTCCGGCAGTGGCAGGTTGTCAAGGTTGCGCTTAGTGAAATTTATCCATTGGTCCATGCTGGGTTACGCGGGGGTTACGCCGTAAAGAAAACTCAGGAAAACTGCAGAAAATTTGAGAATACCATAAACGCATGATACGTAAAAGATAATGCGTTTAGAGAAAAAATGGGAAAACTACGGAAAACAGCTTTTTAGGTAACTCTTAATCCATTGGTCCAGGGTTCGAATCCCTGACGGCCCACTTTAAAATCAACAACTTACGATGGCACGCTTTTCGCGTCCTGACAACCTCCTTTTTACTCGGTACAAATCGGGACGTTTATTCCTTGCCGGCCGGGTCAACTAAATCCGGCGTTACGTCGTAGATTCTTAACATTGCTAGGTCGCGGTGACCGGATGCTGCGAGTTTGTCGCCTTTCGTATCGGAAATCCCTCGGCGCTTCAGGTCATGGAAGGTGAACTTTTGTTTGATTGCCGGGTATTTCATCAGTCGTTGCCATGCGGTTTGGAATGTCGATTCACGCAGTCGGCCGCTGTGTACACCAACGAAAAAATAACGCTGCTCAGGCTTGATCGGCATCGGATGCCGATTCTTGTTCATGCGTTCTAATCTGATTCGCTTGGCATCATTTATCGCAGCGCGAAGTCGTGGCGTCCATCGGGTAATATTGTCCTTCGATCCTTTGCGTCTGGATACCAAGAGGCCGTCGGGGAGCTCGTTGGCGTCGGTGAGGTCGAGCACCTCGGCGAGCCGCATTCTGCAAAGGTAGGCGATTTCCATGGCCGGTGCCATGTAGGGGCTTCCTGATTTGGCGGCGCAATCGATGGCGGTTTTATAATCTGGTTCGGCGACGTAGTGTTGCCGCGGCGCTGTTTTCAGCTTGCTGATGCCGCGTGCCGGGTTGGATTTCACTTTTTCGTATTCGTACCCCCAGGCGAATACGCGGGCGATGTAGGATAGCTCTTTGTTGGCTCGGCTGCGCGATTCTTCGGCCCTTTTGTCGCGGTATTTGCGGACCAGTCCCGGTGACCATGAGTGCAGTGGTGCGTCGCCGAGCTTTCCGGTCGAGGTTTTACGCTCGCAGATCGCGTTGTGACAGTTGATATAGTCTTTATGGGTTGCTGCGCTGAGTTCGGCCCAGGTTGGTGATTTTTGGAAGTCGAGAGACAGCGAGCGGAATGTGTTTGCCCTGGTATCGGTGATGGCGTTGAATGCCTGCCAGATTTCTCCGATGGATGCGTCTGCCCGGCACAGCCGCTTTGATCGGCGCTTACCGTCATGGTCTTTGTATCGGAACATCCAACGGCCGTTGCCGGACGGGTCGAACCATACATTGTCCGGCAGCTTTTTTGGATCGATGCCTGATGGTGTGTTCTTGCGGGGTCGGTTCACAGGATTTCTATTGGGTCGTTCGGTTGAGACTCGGATTTTACACCCAGCGCTGCGTTGAGGGCGTCGACCGTGGTAAAGATTCCGGATTTGCCATGCAGCACACGCACGCCCTGGCGCATCAGGCAGCGTTCGATGTCGCTTTGGCGGTGGTAGCCGGTGATTTCTTCGAGCTGTGCCGATGTCAGGATGCGTTCGTTCACGGTCGGTGGTCTGGCTTGTCGATAGTTTCCACTGGCGATTATGGGCAGTTCATCGCTGTTTCTGCCAGCCCTGGCACCACGCCGTTCGCTTTGACGGCGGCAGTTTCGCCGTTGATCATTGTGCTTTTGCGTGAAGTCGGTTGAAAATCCGGCGCCAGATGTAGCAGCGGGTGATCGATACTGCCGTGAATATCGCAACGATGCCGGCATTTTGCGCCGGCGTGACCGGGAACCCGAACAGCGGATAGACGATCATGCCGAGCGCGTAGGAGATCGCCATGCCGGTGGCGACGTTGGTGACCGATTCGATGATGGATTGGGTTCTCGTTTGCATGTTTGATCAATTGGTACGATCGGGCAGTCTCGGCCACAACTTTAGCAATGCCTCCTGGCGTTTGCGTTGCAGATCGGAGTCTAGCCTCGGCGCCATTGGTGGCTTGGACTTCCGGTAATTTTCTCTAGTCCGTGCTGCCATACACTTTTTGCAATAAGTCTGGATTCCATCGCCATGCTTGCCGAACGCCGCAGCGGCCTTGTAGATTGGCTTCCCGGCACGCTTGGAACAGTCCGGGCAGTGTATTCTGCCGTCCGGCAATATTCGTTTTTTCATTTGTCGCCGCTTCCCTAAAGCCGAATCGGCATGATGCAGTATTGATAGATGTCGGACTCGGGCCGGATGAAGATGGCGCCTCTGTCGGTGTTGCCTTCCTGGTCCGGCAGGTGAAGGATCGCGGTGCCGGCGATGCCTTTTGCTGCGTCGAGGAGATATTTGTAGTTGCATCCAATGGTCATGGGTTCGCCGTCGTACTCGCATTCGATGGTCGCGATGGATTCCTGGTCGCCTGTGTCGACGGATGTCAGTGTCAGTTGGCCGGGTTCGATGTCCAGCCGGATGCCGAAGTGTTCTCCGGTCGTCGATTCGACCCGGTTGATCGTCGAGGCGAGATTGTCGGCATCGATCCGGGCGCAGTTGTCGCTTCGGCGCGAGAGAATTGCGCCGAGGTCTGGAAACTTGCCGGCGATGCATCGGCAGGTGATGGTTGTCCGTTCGTTTTCGATTCGGACGGCATCGCGAGTCATCGTCATTTGCATATCGCCCGCTTTGATCGCTTTGGCGATCGTTTGAGCGGCTTTTTTCGGCAGGATGGTCGATGCCTTTGTTTCCGCCGGGCCGTCAGGCAGATCCAGTAGGCTTCTGCCAAGCCGGTGCCCGTCGCTGGCGTTGAATGTGAGTGTGCTGTTGTCGCATTCGATGTTGATGCCGTTGAGAAAGCCCCTGACATCGTCATGCGCGGCACATTGTTCGACGTGGGCGATGTGCCTGCCGAACGCCTGGGCTTGAATTGTGAGCGTTGCGCCGTCTTTTGGCGGTTCGGTCAGCGGATACTCGCTGCCGTTTAAGATGTTTAGCCGATGGCGGCTGCGGGCTGTTTTGATCGCGAGTTTGTCGCCATCCACTTTCAATTCGATGGCGCCTTCCGGGGCATTGCGCACAATGTGCGTGAGTTTGCCGGCATGGACGCAGATGGCGCCGGGTTCTTCGATGTCAGCCGGCATACTGGTTGCGATCTCCATTTCGAGGTTGGAACCGGTGATGGTAATCCGACCATCCACGGCCTCAATCAGGACGCAATCGAGGATTGGAATCGTGGATGTTCGCGCGACAGCTGCGCCGGTGATCGCCAGCGCATCCATCAGGTTGTTTGTCGTGAGCTTCATATGCCGGGCACTAATTCCATCCAGCGGCGGTCGATGCGCTGTGCGTGGTCCGTGGTCTCGTTTGCATGGTCACGCGATTTCTCCATGGATGATGGTGCCTGCCTCGATCGTTTCATCGTTCAAAAACGGTGCTTTCATATCATCTCCGGCGGCATCTGCTGGTGCCCTTTGACGCGCTGGCGGTGATGGCTCTGGATCTTGACGATATTGATATTTGTCTGTGTTGTGGGCAGATATCCAAACTGTTGATACCATTTTCTGATCCAGTTCGATCTGCGAGTGCTGTTGCGCATGGATTCTTCGTTGCGCCTTTGTTCTTCCAGGTCGCGCTGTTTGGCTTCGGACAACAAGTCGTTTTTGATCATTGTTCCATCCCGTTTTCCGTGGTTGAGAAGAGATTGAACCGGGCAGACATGATGCGATCTGCTGCTCGGTTCAGCCGGTCGGTGTATTGCTTGTTAAGGGCGAGCAGTTCGCTGATCGTCAGTTCGTGGAGCGGTTTGCCGGATGCATCGATGAGCTTGGCGAGCCCTGCTGTGTAATGCCATGGGCATTCGGCGATGTTGCCGATCTGGATAGCTGCGTTGAGGAGGTCGCATTCGGTTTTGGCTGTTTCACTGTTCATCGTCGGTTTTCGATGACTGTGTGAATCGCGAGGGCGGCTTGATAGAGCAATTTTCTGTCGCTGTGGCTCATGCCGGTTTTGTCGAGTTCGAAAAGCAGCATCAGAGCTTGCAGGAGGGTTTCGCGTTGGGCGGGGCTGCATTGCCGATTTTGCTCTGTAGCGGATTGATTGGTCATGGCAAATTCTCTAATGCTACGTAGGCCAGGTGCAGATAGATTGCAGCATCGATCAATATCCAAAAATGCACGTCGATTATTTTTTCCATGTCGTTTGCCTCGTCGTATCTCTGGGAACATCAACCATTTTGGCCGGAGTGTTCGGTCAGGATTTTTTTCAAATGATCGATTGTCTTGTCTGCTCTCTCGATCACGCTCACGTCCGTCATGTGCCTTTTGTGCTCGCGCATGAATTTGATATTCAGCCGGGTGAAACCGGCATGATCCGTGGGTTTCTGCTTCGCGAGGTTGAAGGCTTGCTCGCATAATTGTTCAGTCTTCCGGCTGATACATTCATAAGCGTTTTTTGTCATGTTCTTCTCCGAAAAAATGCCCGCCCGGGAGCGGGTTAGTGAGGAGGAGTGGTGCGTTAGCCCGCCTGGTGTTGCGTCAAGTCGATTATTATGGTTTCAAACACACTCAGCTCTTCAACCGGGATGCCCTCTATCCTTGCCAGCGTTTTACGAAGATCCTGTTCCGCCATCACAGCCCGGATGAATTTTCTGTATTTGCCGTGCACTCGGCACATTCCGCCTGTTACATGATCTTTCATCTCTATCGCATACATCGTGTTGGCTCCTGTTGTAGGGGGCGCGGTTTTTTGTGGTTGTTGTACGTAAGTATACTTACATGTTTTTCTATGTCAAGACTGCTTACATTTTTTTACAAAAAAATCATCTCTCTCGAAACTAGGCTGGGTAAAGTGGTGCAAGCGTGAGTTTTCTTGTTGGCGCTCTTGACAACACCAACTATCGTTGGTATCATAACCAACATGCAAGCGAAACTGATCTACAGAAACAAAATGTATCTGGCGAGTGGCGCCATCGTTGAAGAGATGGTGTGGAAGTTACCGCAAGCCGACGAGGAGCGCCCGCATGGATTGAAATACAGCCTCGTATACATTCGTGATGGTCGCCGGGTAGTCGGATACGACAATGAGCGAGGAAAGGGCGACCACAGGCACTACGGTAACCGTGAAGAGCCCTACAACTTTGTTTCCGTCGATCAGTTGATCGCTGATTTCAAAGCTGATGTTGAACGAGAGGAAAGCAAAAGATGAAAAAAATGACTGTCCGTGTCGAGTCTTTTGATGCCGGACTGGACCGATTCAAGCGTGCATTTGAGAGCGCCGAATATCAAGGCGAATTCGTCACGTTCGAATCAATGCGCGATATGATGAGCGCCCTAACGTCCAGTCGCTGGGAATTGATCAGGGCATTGCAGGCAGAAGGGCCGATGAGTCTGCGTGCATTGGCGCGCCGACTCGGGCGTGATGTTAAAAATGTGCATCGAGACGTCGCGGCGCTGAAGGATCTCGGACTGATTGACGATCACCGCGATGGTGGTATTTGGGTGCCCTATGATGAAATCGCGGCAGAGCTTTCGCTGAGGCGGGATGCTGCGTGATGCCGTTGGATCCAGGCAATAAAAAACCCGCCGGGTGACGGGTTTAGGTGTGTATCGCGAAAGCTTGGCGGCTATTCAGAGTCGTTTGGTGATTTAGCTTGCTGCACGGCCAGCGCCATGCCCCGCAACTCACCTTCTTCGGTCTGTGCGCAAACTCTCAATATGCATGGACCATCCAACACAAGCGGCGAAAAAACTAAAAAGAAATTGGCTAATTGCAAGCGATGCTTGTGATCCTCGGCCTTCATGTTTTCGTACGGTTCAGACGCAGAAACGAGATCTTTCTCGTCAACGGTAATTTCTTGCATAATCTCTTCATCCTTTAGAACTCGCAAGATGAGAGATCGGAGCGGTTGATTTGGTGGTGTGACAATCTTCACCGATAGGCATAATTTAGGTAAAGTCACAGGAAATGATTGGACAATGAGAGTCCCAGAATAGACTCCAATATAGGATATTTTGTTACCGATTTCATGACGAATATCATCACAAAAGATGGTTTGGATGTGGCGTTCAATCATATGGCTTTAGCTTTCTGTTGTGCAATGACCTCTTGACGCTTAAGGGCTTGATCAAGCGTATTCAGGTCGATCTCTAGCGTCCTGGAGAGCTTGCGGCAGGTTTCGATGGTCAAATTTTCAGTGCCTCGTTCAATCCGGGCAATATGAGGCTGACTGGTTTGCAATTCCTCGGCCAGACGCTTTTGCGACCATCCCTTGCGCAATCGCAGGGTTCGAACCGTGTCGCCATCCTCATTGTAGTCGCCATCCTCATTGTAGAAGGCATTAGCTACCCAGCGGCGCGCATCTTCTAGGGCGTCTCGCCCTTTTTCATCCGCACTCCATTGGTCGACCAACTCGTCTATATCGGTATAGTTCGATGGTGCCTCCGGTTGAGACTCAATGTAATCATCAATAACGTAGATTTGGCAACGTGAATCACTAGCTGTCTCCGTTGCTATGCCAGGTTGGCTGATAACTTTTTCATAGTTCCTCATAGGCGCGGATGATACGTCTGCTGATCGGATGATTGGTGTCATAGTTAAATTCTCGCGGCGCAATCGCCAATATATAGTGGTGCTTCTTTTGAGGAACAAAGGCATAGATGATACGGTATCTAAGCCCTTTATCCTCCAAATCCCATACTTTCAGCCGCCAGAGGTCGCGGCCCCTCTTCCAGTGCGCCAACCATTTGCTGACGTTGAAATCTGAGCAGTTGCGAGAGCCGTATCCGTGTTGCGTCAAACGATCCAAAAGATCCGGATTGCCCTTCAATTCCTGTAAGAGGGCTAGAATTCTGGCGGCGGCTTCTGGTTGTATAATCTTGAGATCTCTTAGATCAGAGACGGCGTCATTATGCAGAAAAAGGGCAATCAATATATCTACCTAGGTATAGGATAGTCAAGATAAATCTTTAGTTCAATGCCAACTTCTTAGCTTTTTCTCGTCACCAAGGCTTGAACTTCTGCGGAGTAATGATCGCTGACACCGAGTGAATCTTTTCGATTTCGTCTTGCCTTAGCGTCATTCTGCCGTAACTGTCGTTCACGCTGGCGAATGCAAAATCGCCGTTGCGCTCGAACAGGAACTCCTTGACCATGCATCGTTCATTTTTTGTGCAGATGACGACGTATGAGCCGGAAAGGTACTCGCTGTTCGGCTCCACAATCACAAACCAACCGCTTCGGATCGTGGGTGACATGCTGTCGCCCTGCACGCGTAATGCGTAAGCGTCCGGATCGCGGCTGAAGAATTCCACGTACCCCTCACCTATACCGACAGGATATCCGGTCTCTGTCCAATACCCGTCCGGGCCGAGCTGGGCCGTGCCCATGACCGGGATTCTTCTGAAGTGTTCCGGTAGTTCCGGGCCTGGCTGGAGATCGGCGTCCATGTGTCCGGCTGGCTGTTCAGCAACATCACTGTCGCACATCGGGCCTTGGCCGGTGACTAGCCATTTGGGAGATACCCCTAAAGCATCTGACACATTGATGAGGTTTTCTGCTTTCAAACCTTTTGTTTGGCCGTTTTCCCATTGACTTACCGCGGCGCGTTCAACACCAATAACCTTGGCCAAGGCGGTTTGAGTAAGCTTTAACTCCAATCTTTTTTTCTTGATTCGATCCCCAATTGTTTCCATGTAAGTAATTTTACATTGTTTGGCGGAAAGTGCGCTTGACATCCATCCGCAAGTTTGCTTACATACACTCATGACTAAGAAACAAGCAATCGCTATTTTTGGGTCGGTTAAGGAGTTAGCTAAGTCTTTGAACATAACTCCACAGGCAATCTATCAATGGCCTGATGATTTGGAGCAACACACTATTGACAGGGTTGTCGGTGCTGCTGTACGTGCAGACAGATATCGACACCAATCAAATTCGCCGCAAACCGAGAACCAAACCAATGCAGCCTAATCGGCCCGCTGCCCATAGCAGCCACAATGCAGCCCAAAAGACCAAACATGCCCCGAATCAACAAAGAAAAAGAGCGCCAAGCTAAGGCGGTTATGATCAAAGCAGGTCTCGCAACCGAAGAGGATTTTATGCCAACAAAACAATGCACCCAATGCGCCTATCACCGGCGTTCCGAAAAAATGATCAAAGGCCAATCCGAGCACCGGTGCTTTCATGCGGACGTACTGCATTTCGGAGACGGGGCCAGTTGCCTGGCCGAAAGATCGGAAAAAGGCGCATGTGGACCGGAGGGGCTGCGGTTTTCCTCGATCGATCGCGCCAGTGCAGCCGCAATCGGCAGCAAAACGCTGTATGCCGTTGCCAAGAACCAGGATGGCTCGGTTGAATTGACCGTGTATGAGCGAGGTAGAGCATGCACGGCCAATCTCTCGAAAGAGATGGCTGTGCAATTGGCCGGAGTGCTCATAACCAAGCCGACAGTGAAAAGTTGGGTTGATCCAGTTAAAGAGGCAAGGGCGGCAGCTGTGCGTCAACGTATTATTCAAGAATCTTTAGAACCCATTGTTCGCAGTGATCGATCGCCTTTCTTCGCGCGTCTGCGCCTTCTATTGCGGAATAGAGTTCCAAATTTCGCAAGGCTTCGAGTCTCCTTAACGCATCGCGCCGAAACTCTTCCTGGGGAATCGACTCAGCGATCGCAGCGATGAGTTCCTGAAGTGCATAGATTTGGCATTGAATGTAGTGAAAGTTCTGATAAACAGGCTTGCTCGATTCATTCATAACTTTGGAGATCCTCGTGTTAAAAAAAATGTTTCGCACCATTAAGTTTAGTTCTTGGGTCTCTCTTTTTTCTGATAACCGCGGGGTGGAGCAGTGGCAGCTCGTCAGTCTCATAAGCTGAAGGTCGCAGGTTCGAATCCTGCTCCCGCAACCATCCTTTGTCGGTGCGCCCACGTCACAACCAGACGCCGGTCGACCGCCGGCCGAGTCGGTTTCCCGGCGCATCACTCCTCAAAAATTGCCGGGCTGTCACGGCCCGGCTTCTTTTCTCGATGAATCGCCATGGCAAGACCGAAGATTCCTGAAAGCAAACAGAACCGTAACCGCAGAGTCGTCTACCTGGACGACGATTACGACCAGTTGATCCGGATCATCGCGGCGCGCAAGGGCATGGCGCCCGGGGTGCTCGCGCGATCTTTGCTGATCTCGAAGTTGGATCAGTTGTCATCGATGCTCGGCGGTGATTCAGGCAAAAGAATAGCGCCTGATATCCCGGAATAGAAGGCACTAAAAATGAAAAAGCCGATGGTGATCGATCTGGATGAGGTCGATGCCATGAGACTGGAGATATATGCAGGCATTAAAAACAGTTCGCCCGAAGAGGAGGGGAAGCGGCTGATTGAGCAGGCGATTGGTGAATGGATCGAAACACTGGATGAGGATTATGACGAGAGATTGCGAAGTAAAAGCGGAAGAGATACGTGAGGCGGTCGTGTTGAGCAGGGGAGTGATTCGAGCGTTCGAGCGCGCGGAGGTCGCGGTTGCCTTTTTCAGGCTGGCGATTGCCAAAAAAGTGTTGACGGCGGAATTGAACCGGTTGATGTTTTCCATTTCTCACCGGCGGTATCTGCAGGTAGTGCAGCGGTTGGAGCGCTTCAGTCGTGGGATCGATCAGTTCATGCGGCAATAGATTCATGATGAATAGGAATCGACTGATTTTTCATATGGCTTGTCACAGTTCGAACACTTATAAACCCACTTTTGCCCGCCTAAATCGCCAAAAGGGCCGTCTTCTTTTATTTCAAGCAATTTAAGCGTTTGTTGTTCGCAATATGGACATGTATCGCCTTTTGCTTCGGGGTCTGATTCAAGCTGAGCAACACGGTCTTCAAGTCTTTTCACTTTGGCTGGCAGCGCTACAAGATCTTTCCATACAGGGATCTTTTCGAGGAGTTTAAGAATGTCAGATACAGAAATCATTGAATTACCACCTTGGTTAAATAAGATCGTGCCGAGAGATAACGGTTTAATTGTAGCCAACATCGTGACGAAAGGATTGACGATCACAAGACACGATGACGGTACGATGTTGTTGACCACCCATGATCGTGGCAAATATATGAATTTCGTGCTCGATGAGGACATTTGCAAGCATTTGGCGCGCTTGCTCCTGGGGGAAAGTTAAATGCTGCTGTCACACAACCAACTGCTGCAGCTGATCTGCGATGGCGCTATAACAATCAGAAAACGGTGTGCGGGAGCATGGGGGCTGCATGAGCGGTTCTGACAATATGATCCTGATCGGCCTGGCGGGCCGTGCGGGCAGCGGTAAAACGACGGTGGCGAACTATTTATACGATCGGCATAGATTTTGTCCATTAGCATTTGCCAATCCGATTAAGCATGCATTGATGATGATGTTCGATATGACATTGCATCAGCTTGATGGCAACACGAAAGAGGAGACGATCGATTGGTTGGGACGGTCGCCGCGCTATCTCATGCAGACTTTAGGCACAGAATGGGGCCGGGAGATGGTACATGAGGACCTATGGCTGATGTTAGCCACTAGGAATCTGCAATCGTGTAAAAAAAACTGGATAGAAGTTTTTCGCTGTAAGCCATTCATGGCGGTTTATTCCGATGTACGCTTCGAGAACGAGGCCGCCTGGATACGGGATCGCGGCGGGGTGGTGGCGCATGTCGTCAGAGATACCGGGCGCAGCAGTGAGCACGCGTCGGAAGCTGGGGTCGAACTGATCGACGGCGATTGGCGGATCGATAACGACGGGTCGCTGGATGATCTACACGGATTGATCGACAGCATGATCGCATCGCTGAGCGCATTGCGATATTACGATCGTGCTGCAGGGGTGTGACGAATGGATGAGCACAATATCATTGCCGATCTGGCGACTGTCAAAGCGCAGCTGGAGGGGCATAAGAACGATCGCGAAGAGCTGATTAAAAGGGATGAGCAGATTTTCGCCGCGATAGAAGGTCTGCGCAAAGAAATGAACCAAATGAAAGGCTTCATTGGAGGGGTGGCGTTTGTATTCACGGGCATTGGGACGGCCGTCGGAATGGCAATTTCATATCTTTCCGGCGTTGGTCATTGATTTGTACGAGATGGAGATTGCCGATGGATTACTCTGAGATAATCGATCAGATGGCGGATGTTGGAATCGGCGGGCTGCCCGCATCGGATTTGGTCGCCGACGGCAAAATACACCGGTTCAAAACGGCCGGCGACAAAAAGAAGAATGGCTGGTTCGTTTTGTTCGATTTCGTCGGCGATTCCGGAGATCGGTTGATTGCCGGGGCATTTGGCGATTGGAAACTCGGGGTTTCCGAGCATGTGAAGGTCAATTGCGAGCGGATGAGCGATGCGGAGTGCGAGCGGTTCGTGCGCGAGCAGGAGCGGGCGAGAAAAGCGGCGCAGGAAGAGCGTCGGCTGGTGGCCGAACAGACGGCGGATCGGGCGGAGAAAATCTGGCAGGGGTTGCCGGACGAAGGTCAATCGCCATATCTCGATCGCAAGAAAGTGCGCGCGTTCGGGTTGCGATTCTCGCGTGGGAGCATTGTCGTTCCGGTGCGGGATATCGATGGCAAGCTGTGGGGTTTGCAGTTCATTGCCGCCGATGGCTCGAAAAAGTTTCTGACCGGGACGGCTAAAAAGGGTCGGATGCATTTGATCGGCGATCGTGACAGCGTCACAGTCATCGGCGTCGCCGAGGGGTATGCCACGGCAGCCAGCGTGCATCAGTCATGTGGGTGGCCTGTTGCGGTGGCGTTCGATGCCGGAAATCTGAAAGCAGTGTCGATGGCATTGCGGGGCAGGCATCCGGATGCACGCATTGTTGTTTGCGGAGATGATGATCTAAAAACCGAGGGTAATCCTGGCAGATCTGCCGCTGAAGCAGCTGCTGCTGCCGTCGGCGGCATTGCGCTGTTTCCCGGGCTGCCAATTGCTGCGTGAAATCCGTGGATTGGAACGATTTGCTGGTTTCTGGCGGTACCGATGAGGTACGGCGCCAGATCGAAGCGGGCATTGCAAAAAACGATCGATCACAACAGCAGGTCGAAGAATCGTGGAAGCGATTTGAAAAGCGCATCAATGACGCTGTCGAGGATTTCGATGGACTGATCGCAATCGCGGATGAGATTCAGTCAGCTGACATTCATCCGGCGCATTGCGATCGATTGCTGAAACAGATTGCCAAGGCTGGTCGTGTAAGCGTCGCTTCGTTGAAAAAGAAGCGCGGAGACGGCGGGTCAGGCGGGTTTTCTGCGGATAATTTGGATTGGCTCGATGAGCTCAACGGCCGGCATGCCATCGTGCCGGTATCGGGCAAGGTCTTGGTGATGAATCAGGAATACGATCCGGCCCTGGATAGAAACCTGGTGACGTTTTCCGCGCGTCAGGATTTTCTGCTGCGCTACGAAAACCAGAAAACGTTCGTCCGAGGCACTCTTATCAGCATTGGATTGGCCTGGCTGGAGCATCCACGACGACGGCAATACGATGGAATCGTGTTTGCTCCTGGTAAGACGGTCGACGGGCATTTCAATCTATTTCAGGGGTTCGGTGTGCAGCCATCGGAGAGCGGGTCATTCGCACTGTTCGAGGAGATGTTGACCGATATCATCTGTGGGGGTAATTCCGAGCTGTTCTGTTATGTCTGGGGCTGGCTGGCGCATCTGTTTCAGAAGCCTGCCGAGCTCCCGGGTACGTCATTGGTGCTGCGGGGTAAGCAGGGGACAGGGAAAAACACGTTCGTCGATGCGATCGGGCAGCTGGTTGGTAAATCGCATTACATTTCGCTGACCAGTTTGCAGCAGGTCACCGGGCGGTTTTCCGGGCACCTGGCGGATGCGTTGCTGATATTTGCCAACGAAGCGATATGGGGCGGCGATAAATCGGCGGAAGGTGCGTTGAAGGCGATGGTGACCGATTCGCTCTCTGCGATCGAGCGCAAGGGGAAGGATATCGTCGCGATGCGCAATTACAAAAGGCTGATCGTTGCCAGCAACGAGGATTGGATCATTCCGCGCGGAATGGACGATCGGCGATTCATCATCATCGATGTGTCGGACGAGCACAAGGAGGATCACGCCTATTTCAAGGCGATCAAAAAACAGTTGATGCGGGGCGGGTTGGAAGCTTTGATGCAGGCATTGATGGATGCCGATATATCAGGGTTCGATCCAAGGAAAATTCCTGAGCGTGTGCGACAGTCCGGCTGGGAGTTGAAAATAAGGTCCGGCGGGTCGGTTCTGCAATGGTGGTTTTCCATACTGGACCAAGGATATCTGACAAAAGAAGGCGGGGGCTATGGCGACGAACCATTTTATCTTTGGCCGGAAAAAATGGAGAAATCAGAATTGCACCGGTTGTATCTGAGATGGTGCGAGCAACACAGATTGCAGCATCCTGAAATCGATGTCGTAATGGCGAAAAAATTGCGCGAATGGGGGCTTGCTTCGAAACGACAACGGGAAAATGGAGAACGCATCAATCGATATCTGTTTCCATCGCTGGATGAGTTGCGTTCCGTTTTTTCAATCATATGCAATATTCCATTATCGTATTGGGATGGTGATAGTGAATAAATATACAAAGACCACTTCTAATGAATGGTATTGGCCCGGGTGGCCAATTGCCGGCCAGGGTGAGCATAAGGCGTAAACCCAGCATTCATGCGGTCTGTCCCGGGTGGCCCGGGTGACCATAGTGAATCTCGCGCGTATACGCGCGTACGTGTCTTTTCATAAGCCATGATTAATATTTAGCAAACAGAAAGAAAATGCCCTATACGCGTAAACATTCACTATGGACACTATGGTCACCCGGGACAGACCGCATGAATGCTGACTTTTGTGACCAAAAAGTGTCCCGGGTGGCCAGGGTGAAAAACGTAAGTGCTTGATAGTTGGTGTTTGATGTCAGTTTTTAATGGGTCCTTCCTGCCGAAAGCCGGTAGCGAAACAAAAGCGCGCGGTTTTTGGCTAGTGGGTGGGGGCGGAATAGGTTGTGCTGATGAGTGGCGTTGGTTGATCGGAGTGATTTGATGCCGGATTTGATGACGTATGCGGAATATGCGGGCCATCGCAAGGCGAAGGGGCTGTCGGGCGGGACCGGGCAGGCTGTTGCCAAGGCGGTGCAGTCCGGGCGGATCAGTTTGATCGATGGGAAGATCGATCCGGATGTCGCTGACATCCAGTGGGCCGCCAATACACGCAAGAGGGCTGATTATCATGGGGACAATAGGAGCGACCGCGCGGAAGGCAAAAAACCGTTGAGCGTTGGCGCCGGCAAGCCGGGTTGGGCGGATGCGAAGGCACGCACCGAAGCTGCCACAGCTGCGTTGAAAGAATTGGAGCTCGACGAGCGCCGCGGGAATCTTGTGGACAAGACCGGTACCGAGCGCGCCGCTTTTTCGCTGGCGCGGATGCTGCGGGATGCGCTGGTGACGACATTGCCGTCGAAATATGCCGCAGAGCTTGCATCATTGTCGGATCCGTGGGAGTTGGAATGCCGTTTGCGGGAAATCATGCGCAACGAGCTGACAGCGGTATCCGGCATGGTGATGGAAGATCCAGAGGAGATCGATGATGCGGCCTGATGGTTTCCGTGTTTACGCGAACGCTTTCCAATCCGGGCTGATGCCGGATCCGCCGTTGATGGTCGACGAGTGGTCCGAGAAACACATGGTGATTCCCGCCGAGGCCGGTGCCGCGGAGCCGGGGCCGTATCGGATTGCGCGGACGCCATTTGCGCGCGATGTGCTGCGAGCATTGTCGCCGGAACATCCGGCGAAAAAGGTCGTGGTGATGGGCGCGTCACAATTGCTGAAAACACAGGTCGGGCTCAACTGGGTGAGCGCCATCATCTGCAATGCGCCGGCGAATGTGATCGTGCTGTTGCCGACCGACAAGCTGGCCAAGAGGATATCGTCCCGGTTCGACAAGATCGCTCAGGTGGTAGCACCGTTGCGTGCAACAGTGGCCGCGAAACGGTCGCGGGACAATCGGAATACGTTGGACACGAAAGAGTTCAACGGCGGCACCATCTGGTTCCTCACAGGCCGCTCAGCGGGCAATTTGTCCGAGGCCTCGGCAAGATACATCTACGTCGACGAAATCGACAGGCTGCTGCGAGAGATCCAGGGAGAGGGTGATCCGATCGGCCTGGTCGAGAAACGCGCATCGACCTACGGGAAGAAGGCGAAATTCTACTACACCAGCTCGCCGACTGAAGAAGATGCCAGCCGGATCATGGAACTGTTCCTGTCCGGCGATCAGCGCCGCTATTTCGTGCCATGTCCGCATTGCGGCGAAAAGCAGACGCTGGAATGGGAGAACCTGCAGTACGACCCGGCCAAAGGCGATGCCTGGTATGCGTGCTCGGCCAACGGCTGCATGATCCGGCACGGCGAAAAAACGAAAATGCTGGAAGGCGGAGAGTGGCGAGCCTCCGAAAAAGGCGACGGCGAGACGACCAGCTATACGATATCGGCGCTTTACGCCCCGATCGGCTGGACATCCTGGATGGATCTCTCGCGGGAGTTCATCGACGCAGAGATCGAGTTGAAAAAGGGCGATCCGGAAAAGATGCAGGTGTTTTACAACACCAGGCTGGCGCGGGTGTGGAGCCCGGCATCAGTTCACATCAAACCGGAAGATCTGATGGAAACCGCCGAAGCATTCCCGCTCGGGATCATCCCGGAAGGCGGCATCATCCTCACGGCCGGCGTCGATGTTCAAGGCAACAGGATCGAGGTCGACATTTATGCCTGGGGACCAGGCCCATGCGGCCTCGAGCCGTGGACTGTGAATACACAGGTGATCTATGGCAATCCGACATTGGACGAACCATGGGCCGAACTCGACACCATCCTGAAAACGCCGATCAGGCACGTCAGCGGCTCGTTTCAATTGATCACGGTCGCCTGCGTGGATTCCGGCGACGGCAATTACACGCAGGAGGTCTACGAGTTCTGCCGGATGCGGCGTCGGCGCTGGATCAACGGCCAGACTCAACACGTCATGGCGATCAAAGGCTCATCCAAGCCCGGCAGGCCGATCATCGCCGGCCAGCCGAGCGCGCAGGACGTCAATTTCCGCGGCAAATACATCCCAGCCGGGGTAAAGCTCTGGTCGGTCGGCGATGCGACCCAGAAATGGGTATCCAACCGCATCGAAACGATCATGGCCAGAGACGAAAAGATGCGCCGGCAGGCGATCCACTTCAGCAAAGACCTGCCGATCGAGTTTTACCAGCAGCTGCTCGGCGAAGCGAAGCAGATCGTTCGCCACCGCGGCCGCAAGGTCACGCGCTGGATCGCACGATCCGGCCAGCCGATCGAGCGGCGCGATATTTTACGCTATGCGCTGTTCGGAGCCGTGTTTCTCGGGCTGGATCGGTTCACGGACGAGCGCTGGGAGCGCGAGCGCGGGAAACTGGCGCAGGCCGACCTGTTCGTCACCGGATCATCCGAAACGGCCCGGGCAAAACCGACTCCGCAGGAACCGAAACAGCCATCGGGGTACTACGTGCCATCATGAAAGCAAACGCCATGGCCACATTGGAACGGGAAATCGCCAGAAGCGGCGTCGACCCATTCCCGATCATCGAGCGCTGGCTGATGGTTGAGGGCGGGCAGGAGGTCTATCTGCCGCGCAGCTTTCGCGACGAGCGGAATGAGCGGATATGCCGGTTGTATGCGGCTGGAGTGAAGATTTGTCAGATATCGAAGATTTTCGGTATCAGCCGGCGGACGGTGGAGAGGATTTTGAAATGACCGGGTTATTTGAATATTCCGAAGAGAAGATCGAGATAGTCGCATTTCATGAGGTAGCCGGAGATCCAGATAGCAACACCGATCATGAAAGCTTTCACCCGATAGATCAACGACGATTTCCTGATCCGCTCGGCAAGCTGATCGGCGAACAATCTGCCATTCGTATTGGCGCCTTTCCAGAGAAGATCGTGGATCTCATCGGTTTTGCTGTCGCTGTCACGCAGTACCTTACCATCGGCATAGCCATCCGAGATCAGCTCGCTGGCCAATTTCCAATCTTTTTCCATCAACTCATCGGAGTTCAAAATGCGTAAGTATTCTTTTTTCCAGGAAGAATGGTTCGATGTTCTCATCATTGGTATCGTGGCATTTCCTTTAGGTGCGTTTGTTCCGCCTCATATCTCTCTCCCACTCTTAATTTTGTTTTTCGCTTTATGGTGGCCAATAAAAGAATATCTCATGGATCGATTACGAGGTGACGATGAATAGTGTAGTTGACCTTGTTGAAAAATGGTGTTCATTGAAAGTGCACCGGCACAATCCGGTGTCGGGATTGGTCTCCCGAAGCAATCAGCGCAGACGCGCCATTCGAGCGCGTTTTTTCATGTCCGGAATTCCAGTTATGGCGGGCTGTGCGCGGGAGCCGTCAGGCTCGCCTGACCCCGGTTGCCAGGTAGACCAACCCGTACAGCCCGCCGCCTTTGATTGGTCTCAATGGTGGCGGTTTTTCCAAAAAGGCCAAGGAGAACCATCATGACCGCACTTACCGTAATCAATACCTCAATCCGTCTGCATGACGGGCTGTATTCCCTGAACGATCTGCACAAAGCCGCTGGACACGAGAAGAAACACCAGCCAGCTCTTTTCCTGCGCACAGATCAAACTAAGGCGCTGATTGAAGAGATAGAGTGCTCTACAGATATGCAGATCACTCCAATCAAGACCATTCGCGGCAATCGTGCGGATGGAACACCACAAGGCACCTACGCCTGCAAAGAACTCGTCTACGCCTACGCCATGTGGATCAGCGCCAAGTTCCATCTGGAAGTCATCCGGGCATTCGATGCCATGGTGACCGGAAATCGGCCCGGGACCTGCGACGGCGGCAACCCGTTCGATCGTGTCAATCCAAGAATTCTGTCAGAGCTTCGGAGACTGGCGCCAAAGGCAGCGATCGAATATCTCATAGGCTGCGGTGTACCCAGGGAATATTTCCGGCCGGCACAAGCGAGCAAGCCAGTCGCTGCGAGAATGTCGTCAAGACAGAGCGTCGACGATGATGTCGTGCCGCCGGATCGGTTGATTTCCGGAATCCCGGAGCTGGCCGATTGGCAGGATGCGAATTATTGGTATCTGCTTCGCCAGAGTTTTGAACGTATCTGTGCCGGGCGTGATGTAACCGCAACCGCGCGGCACATTCGCGATCGGGGCTATCTGAAATGCGGAAAGTGGTCGCTGATGTGGCGCGCTCCTCGTGGATTTTGCAAAAAGCGATCATCCGTCTTCGCAATCAGCAAAAAAATCGCAGAACTCAACACCGATGGAGGCCGCCATGCTGCGTGAACCCGAACACAAGATCATCGACGACAGTCTCGGATGCAACCGCCGTTCACACAACGGCGGATCGCCTTCGGCATCCGCGCAACGCTGGCTACCTCCCGTGCAGCTTTCGGGATGAGCGGAACGAAAGGATATGCCGGTTGTATTCGGACGGTCTTGGAGTCGGGCAGATATCGGAGATGTTCAATCTCAGCCCGAGGACCGTGCGGAGGATTGTGAGGTGATGATATGCTTCCTGAAAGTTTCTGCTGCGCGGAAAGGATGCAAGGGATAGAATTGGAATGCACCGGTGGAAACACCGGCCGAAACGACAGCTTACTCACTTTCAGTGGCATTTCCGTGATGGACGATGCCAATGGGGCCTGACCGGAACGGTTTTTGGCCTTCTCGGCGGAGTCTTCCACGGGCCGCAAGGTTTCAAGGAGAAATCCCAATGTTGTTTGCTATCCATTACGAAATCACACCCGAGCACCGCGATACCGTTCTTGAACGCTTCTTGAAGATAGGCGATGCTGAGCCAGAGGGAGTAAAAATTATCGGGAACTGGTTTTCTGTAACCCAGCTCGAAGGCTGGAGTGTTGTCGAGGCAGCCGATTCCCTGGAGCTTGGCGCATTGTTCCATGCTTGGACCGACTTGAATGTCAACCACATTACGCCGGTGGTAGACGAAGCGGGCATGCGTAAGCTCTTAACGAACTAAGCGCAGCTCCATTCGAGGCACCTGTCGGTCATGTGCGCTAAAAATGCATCTAGCGAATTGAGTGTTACCACAGACCGCTTGTGCAATGGGAGACCTGACCCCATGCATGCTTATGGTGCATTGGAAAATACGAAGACACCGTCAAGCTATGGTGTACACTTCGCGACAGTAGGAAATGTAGTTCGTCAATAAATGCAACAATAAGAGAACTGACTCTGTGCTCTCTTTAAAAGAGGTCGAAAATTAATTTTACTCCGACCCAAATTATCGAGACGATCAGATCGTCGTTGACATCCACCTCAAGAATGTTGCAATGTGAGAACTGACCCCATCCGTTTGCATTGATTACGATATGCCAAAAGCAATATTGAATGGTATTGACCTTTATTATGAAATTCAGGGTAAAGGCAAACCGCTGATACTTATCTCCGGTTTAGCCAGTGACTCGCAAAGCTGGCAGGCGGTAATCAAGAACCTGTCTCGGCACTACCTTGTCATAACCCCCGATAACAGAGGTGTAGGCAGAACAATGCCTCAGAATATCGAGATAAGCATCCGGCAGATTGTCCACGATAGTGTTGCGCTTATCAAACACCTGGGGCTTTCATACGTCAACCTGGTTGGCCATTCAATGGGGGGGTTTGTGGCCTTGGATCTCGCCATACGTTACCCTGACTGCGTTAACAAGCTAATCCTTGCTGGAACATCGGTCTCAAATTCCAAGCGCAACAATGCTCTGTTTTCTGATTGGGCCTCATGCTTGGAATCTCGGATGGACCTGGGAATGTGGTTTCGGACCATCTTCTACTGGATATTTTCGAGGCGGTTCTTTGAAAACGATGCGGCTGTAAACGATGCGGTGCGATTTGCAATTGAATATCCTTATCCGCAGAGTGCAGCCGCGTTCCGAAATCAGGTTAAGGCGATGACAAGTTATGATGGCACCGAAGATCTATCGCGAGTCCGCGCAAAGACTATGGTGATTAGCGGGAAAGAAGACCTCTTATTCCCTACGGGAGAAAGTTCTGACCTGGCACGGGCGATCCCCAGAGCCTATCTTTCGGTGATAAGCAACGCCGCCCATTCCATACACATGGAACGACCTCAAGCATTCACCAATTGCGTTCTGGATTTCCTGCTTGATCGCTAACCCGCGGCTACACCGCGCCACTGAGCTGCAACATTATCCCGATTCAAAAAGGCACATCTGAATGCCGGCTTTGGGTCGATAGCTGCTGTTCAAAGTAGCCAGAGCGATTACGAGCCCTGACCGGCAGCTACCGGCTAGGAGCGGACGCTCAAACACAATGTGCGGCATCGTTAAAAGAGATTGAAAATTAATTTTACTCTGACCCAAATTATCGAGGCGATCAGATCGTCGTTGACATCCACCTCAAGAATGTTGCAATGTGAGAACTGACCCCATCCGTTTCAACATAATATGAGCGAGAATGAAGAACTCAAGGATCGAATTGGCGACAAGTGGCGAAAATTGATCGAGAACAAAAAAGCACGGCGAACAGATTGAACGTGCAATGGGAGACCTGACCCCGCGCATGCTTTGACCCCACGCACTTGTTTCCGATTGTAAGATTTTCTGATGCTTGGTATTCTGGCTGAGGCAAGGGCTGGTTTCGGCCATGAGTGGGCGTTGGGGCGAGCTTCATGTCTACCCATAGAGGTAAAAGACAAGACTCGACCCCTTTATAAGCAAGCGCAGAGCTTGTGCGGGGAGCTGCAACCCCATTCGTTGTGAATGCTAAGCGTGAGAATGCCTTTGTTATCTTTGAAAAAGGAGTAACCGCTATGACAAATAAAGAAAAGATGATCGCCAACGAGATTGGTTCAAATAAATCAAATCTTATCTTTCTCCTATTATTGTTGGCTACTACTTTAACTACAGTATCATGTGTTAGACACAGTGGGAGCTTTGAAATAGGCCGCCCTATGGCTCTCAGCCCCGCAAAAACAGCGAACAGCCTTAAAAGTCAACAGGGGAGCGTGACAGATAAAGTAGCGCTTGCCAGCATTAATCCATTTAAAATAAATCAAGGGCATTTTTTTTCATCCAATCTATCACAGAAGGGCAAAATAGCGATAGCCCCTACTGGACCAGATGCGAGCAATCCTTCTACCGGAGATGTATCACAACAAGATTTTAAGAGTGCTGAGCCCATCGTGAAAGTTAGCGCGCCAGATTTTTCAGGGCTGGTAGGCGACGGTTTCACTAATTTGGAGTCATTTTCAGCACATAAAATTGATGTTGCGGAAGATTTCGACATTGACAGCATTGTGACCGATGGAGAAGAAGGTGAGCTTTTTAAGCTAAAATTTGATATTTGGGTTGAGCCTGAACATCAAGATTACTTGACATATATTTGGCGCTGGGTCACCGGTTTTCAGAACTACACAAAAGACTATCACGCTGAATTCCTATTTAGCATAAAGGGTCCTCCCAAAGGCACAGCTGAAGTTATTTTAGTTCAGCCCGTTCATGAAGGCATTAACTCCTACGAAATGGCTCTTCTTCAAAAAACCTCGCAATTAGCTGTAGGTGGTGGGTGGCAGGCGATTGCGGCTGAGCTGGATTTGGCCGAAAGGCACAGAGAACAGCTCATCCAGCAGCGGAAGAACCCTATTATACGAGGCGTCATAGGGCCTGAGTCCACATTTCGTTACATAATATCGCCTCGCCAATATGTTACACAACGCTCTTTTCGCATTCCTTTCCTTATGAGCCGCTATTCTATTGAACGGGGGCTTGAATCAGGACCATACCCAGTATCTGCATATGTGTTAATCAAAGATGAAGAATTAACCAAGCTACAAATGATGGTCTGTGGATACTACAAAAAATTTGGGGATGCGCATAGATCGGGTGAGGATGACGGAATAGGAGGAAAAGATCGAAAAGACCATTGTAAGGAATTCGAGGTGAAGCTACCAAGAGGTGAAGTAGCCAAGGCAACGGTATCGAAAGAAAGGCCAAATTTAATTTACTTGTCTTGGGGAAATCGACAGATTACGGCATTGGATACAAACTCAGAGTGTGACACTGATAATGAAAAAGAGGCAAAGGCCAGGCTGGTTTATAATGAAACTGGAATAAACCATTTTCTAACGCTGACCGCCATGGAGAGCGAAGCGAAGGCGGTTAGTCCCCGGTAGCGATCAGGCCGCACTGTTTTTCCGTCGTGCGAGGAACGAGCGCCAGAGGAAAAACAAAGTAGGCATCCGAACAATCGCGTCTAGCCATTTGAGGGAG